CACCGAGTCAATCCCCAAGAAAACAGTTTATATTCAATTTTAAAATTACAATACGAGTACATAATAAACACGTTACATGATATATCTAGACATGTCCTCCTAATATGATGCTACGTACCCACCGAGCGAAATCTAGGGCGGTTTCTATTCTGCCACTCACGAGGGTCTCCCTCAACAACGAATAGTGAATCGTAGCTTTCTGGAGGAGTCCCGGGTCCACATCAAGCTGCTCAACCCTCGTCCGCAACCCACGAACACTCTTCAGATACCTTGTACATGGATGATCGCGGATCCAACTAACCCATACCATCAAGTCATTGCCATATTGACCTTCTCCCACATGTTGTTCACCTCTGATGATATTCATGAAGAGCCAAGAGTCTACTCCGCCTGTAGCTGTCCTAGAATAGAGAGAGGTCACCCCTGTAACAAAATCAGAGAAATCCTGAATGTGACGCTTCACCTCCTCATAATCCTCCATGCGGCCATGTACCTCGCTACGTCTCCAAGGAGCAACCATGGGATAAGGGATCGGGCCTCCCCCCTTTTCCCTACAAGCACACAAGAAGAGGACATCATCCATCCCCCCCCTCAGAATATCCACACGACGAAGCTGTTGAAGAATCACATAACGCATTAGAAGATGGTTAACACAATGATGATTCCAGGGATTATCTACTACCATCGCCATAACTGTTGCCTGATAGTCGTCAATATCCTCATGAATTCCCTCTGGCCAAAGAAGCTTTTCCATATTATCGGAAGTCGGGCGGATAGGTTGCCCTCCAGGAAGCCAGTAACACGATAGAAATTTGGGCCTGCCCTTAAACACATACTCCCATCTGTGCGACCTACCTGCCGCCTCATCAATAACGACCTCGCCATCAAATACCTGCCAGAATACAAGATCCATCAATTTTGAAGTTCCATGGGAGAGATCGGTTCCAGGTGGGAAACAAGCTTGCTGTTTGGTGACATGAAATGGAGGGCGATGAATGAAGAAATCCTCATCAGAGATACCAGCACGAAACTTCCCATTCAACTCATCCTTAATACGCTTCAAAACATGATCCGGGTGATCAGTCCAAAAGAGAGTGAGATTATCATCACCCGCACACATAGCAGAAAAGCCCAGAGGACCAATCCCTACATTCATACATGCAGCATTCAGATAGAGAACATTCAACGCCGTATCAAGCCATCCAGTCCACAAAGACCCAGAAGGAACCATACCATCGATTTCGAAGACCCCACCATCATCCATCACAATAATTCTCTCAACCAGAGCCCGCCTCATCATCAACCCGAAGGCCCTCAGTAAACGTCTTTCACGATCATTAGTAGGCTCAAAACAACTCAGGACTACCTCAATCACGAACAAAATATCATCAGCAGGCCGCTCTCTATCAAACTTAGACCAATCCAACTCGATTATAGCCTTCGCCTCACGCACATCTTCCCAAATTTTCGCCCAGTCTGAACTTGCCTTCACGATGCCATTCTTAAAACCACAATCCCTCTCCAGCCTCCGTTGATAAGTACTATTCGACATAACATTATACAGTGGACTAGAAGCTGCCTGCTCCAACGCATCCAACATCATAACCGCCCTTCCGACAGGGGCCCCAGCAGCCAATTTTTCCCATGCCTTAGTCTCCGAAACCAACTTCGTTCTGAAACCCACCCTCGCAGCAAAATGTGGCATCTCACCATCAGAAATCTCGCCACGGCCATACGCATCATAAAACCACCACATAGTATCCTCCAACAATTTCTTAAGACCATACTTCCCCTTTATACCAAACGCACGCAGAAAAGGACCAGCAGTTGCATCATTATTGAAATTCTTCATCACCAAACATTCAGGACCGTCAGGAACTCGCAGCCCTCCGGGTAGGGAGAGAGCGCGCTTTGCAGAGAGCAGAGAGAAGTGCTCCCGCAAAAGACCTCCCGGCAGATTATCGTCACACTGACCAAGCAACAAGAGGGCATCACTGCTGTTACCGCCACCACGGAACATCTTACTATCAGCATCCCATCCCCTCATCGCCCCACCCCCGATAATCCGCCGGAGCCCCGCCTCAATGCGGGAGCGAGCTACCGGTATCCTCCGTTGTGTCTCCGGCCCGAATGTGTGATGTACCAACACCCTGGTGCTCCTCAATACTTCTGCTCCTAGTTGGACGGTTGCGAAGGCGCGCAGCAATGGGTTGGTCTTCTTCGTCCCCTCTACCACGCCTGACACCAGTAACTCCTCCCTGACGAACTTGCTGAGCGGTTGGCACCCCGGGGCCACCCCTGGGGGGGGGGGTAACCCCACGGGGCACATAGAGCAGATTCTCTTCCGGAGCTTCACCGGTCGGGACAGTAGATAAGTCTCCACCCGCGGCATCCATGTAAACTTTCCAATTGGCTTCCTGTTTGATGTCACCATCTCTTCGAAAGGACAAAATCTTTCGCTTAGCATATTCAAATAACTTCACCGCAACCTCGGGCTCTCTAGCAAACTCAGCCTGTTTCTGTTTCTTGACCTGACCACCAAAAGCTTCCACAGCCAACTGAACCCCACCATGCTCCTTAGACCTTGGCCTCCGTTCCTTAACTTGACAATCATGAACATACATAGCGTAGGCACGCTCATTCAGAGCGGCCTCATCCAACTCCAAGAATTCAAACTGAGGATCAAAAGCATTATCAATCTCCACCTCACGGCGCTCCCACCTCCTCTCCAATTGACGTATTTTCTTACGCAGCTCCTGAATCTCCTTATCATAAGCGGACCTCTCCTCCTTCTTAGCTGCAGCCCAATCAGCACGCTGAGCAGAGAAAATCTGTTCCAAAGCAACCTCCCTTGGCTCAAGAACCCCAGCAGCTTTCTTCTCTAACTTTTTGTGTCGTTGAACCTCATGCAAACTATTCTGGCCATCCTTACTCCGTAACCACTCTGAGAAGCGACAAAACTGAGATATATTCATCCTATTAGGCAACGGGAAGAAATCCTTCTTCACCCCCAAAGACAGGGCATCGACAATGATATCTTGATCAACAAGACGAGAGACAGTCTGAAGATGCTTAAGAAAACCCTTGTAAGTGTAATTAGCCCGCAGCACAGCAGTCCGATCAAACAAACCAGCAGGCAAGCCCTGCTGAATCAAGGGCGCAGCAAGACGAGTAAGCTCAGCCTGCTCCTCCGCAGGTGTCAGAACATAAGTCAACTCAGGAAGAGGTTCACCCATGATGATAGCCGAACGGAACAAGAACTGAAGATGTAGCAGCAGGAAGAGAAGGATATGCTGTAAGAACACAGAAGAATCCTGCAAACACAACACAAAGAAAGCAAGCACCACAAATAATAAGTTAGAGTTTGGGGAAACACAATTGCAGTGCTATTGCTTAAATAAAACATACCCGTGTCAGAACATAAGTCAACTCA